GTTTATTAATTGTAAGTACTTGTTTTCGGTTATCGGCATTGTCTTTATATGATATATGAACCCAGCCACTACGTGGGTCCTTGCCATTATAAAATTCAAGTATTAGCTGATCGAAGTCTAAATTGTTTTTGATCCATTCTGCTAAATCTCTATTGCTGAGAGTTGGTACTTCTATATCTGCCGCTTCTCCAAAACAATGCTGTGATTTTTTGGAACCACCAATTGCTGTGTTTAATTTTTTACATCTATAACCTGAATTAATTACTGTAGGACCAAACTTATCTCTAACAGGCTGTAATATTTCTTCTGCAAGTGTTTGCATTTTAGAAACAATATCAGGATCTTTTGGTAAGTTATCAATACCTTTACGTAATGCTGTTTGACTTTTGCAAAGTTCTGCTAGTGAAAAATTATTAGTGAGTTGCATGATTATCTTTTCCTTCTACCATGTCTCCGTATGTTTTGTAACCTGTTTTTACACTTTCATCTTTTGGATAATATATTTCACAACCATTTTCACCATCTTCAGATACTTCAATTCTTACATCACGTTTAACATACTTTTGCTTAATTTCTTTATATAAATCATCTGCCATCATTTCACATGACTTATAATCAAGTTCAAGTGTTTTTTCTGCATATAGTTTTTCAAGCCATCTTTTAAACTGTATAAATTCAATATCTCTATCATCATGGAATACTTCAATAGCGACTTTAAAATGAAATATATGTCTATGTGGATATCCTAAAAAACTAACATCATATTCATCACCTGTTGCAAGTTTAGGGTCATCTAATGCCGCCGGATACTTATGTATTCCTTCTTTTCTAAATGTTACCCAAATTAGTTTTTTCATCAATCTATCTCCGTTCTAACTATGTGTTTCCTTAATGCTCTAACAAGCTCTTCAATTTTATCAATACAGCCAATTAAATCTCTATCTGTTATATACTTAGATTTTTCTTTTAGCTTGTCATATTCTTTTAATGGTATTGTTACCATTGACTGCTCGTTTTCATAAGTTTTATCATGATCGTAATCATCTACACTTGTCATAAACCTCCGTTGTTATTATTTTTTAACTTATCTTTTGCTATTAGTTTTTCTTTTTTTAGATTCACTAATTCTTCTTTGGTTAACCAATCTCTAGCATGTTGTCTTAATTTTTCTGCTTCGTTTACTTTTTTCTTTAAGTTTTTATGTTCTTGCTTTAGTTCTTTTGCTGTTACCATTTGTACTCCTTATAAAGTCTTTTGCTGTTGGTTCTAACTTTTTTAACCTAAAACTTAATGCTTTTTTATCGCCTTTGCTTGTAACAATAACAGGCTGTCCATGTAAATCTTTTTTAATATCTTTAATTTTTGCACTGACATTTTTAAATCTACCAAGCTCAATGCTGTCACCAACTTTCAATGTTATTGTTGTTGATTTCATACTGGCTTATCCTTTTTATATTCTTCCCAACCTGTATAGTTATTTGGAACTTTAATTGTTTCTATAGTAGTAGACCATACTCCATTATTTGTTGCTTCAAAATCTTCATCATCAAGTTTAATATTGATTGTTCCTTTAATTTTATCAATGTTAGGAACTACAATTGCATAAGTTAAACTAAATCTTGCATGTGAAAGAAACTGTTTTATTTGATTTGGAACTGTTACAGGATCAACATCGACTGTTACATGTAGCTTTGCATTTAAACATTCTTTAATAAGATCAAACATAGGATCTGTCCATTGTTTTTTCCAGTTTTTAAATGAATGATTGGCTCCAAAATAAATTTGTTCTATATCATGTTTAATGACTTTGTTAACAAAATTTACTGGTGTTTCTTTTGGAACCCCAACTACAAAATATGTGTTCATTCCATAGCAAGGAGTTCTTTCAACTTCTATGCCAACAAAGTCAGTGACATTCTCTTTGATCTCTTGATTATCGTATTCTCGCTTCATTGTACAATAATAACATACATACAGATTTTGTCAATCTATATGTCGCCTTCTTTTCTATTTTCACTTTTGGCCACATTAAATTCACCTTCTGGATATCTGGCCATTAGCTTTTCTTTATTCATACTAATTACTTTGTTAGGATCAACACCAAGTGCCATACACCCTTGTGTCCAATACCACATAACATCACCAAGTTCTTTAATCATGTGTGTTTTAGTTTCTTCTGTTAGTGGCTTTCCTTGAAACACTAGTTTTTTTACAATTTCTGTAAACTCTCCTGATTCTGCTGATAATCCCATTGCCGCTGTTAGTAATCTTGGAACATCTTTATTTCCTAAATCATCTAACCTTTGTCTAAATGCTGTTGAATCTTTAGATTCGTTGCTGGTAACTTTATCCACAAACTGTGAATATTCTTTTAAATCAATCTCTGACATCATCTTCCTCCATTTGCTCTTCTACTTTGTCTACAAGTTCTTTTACGTCCTGTTGCCATAAAATTCTATCTTGTGGTATTGCTTTAATTAATTCTTTAACTGTTTTTTTTAGTTCGTTGTACTTGTACTTCATATTGGCTGATTCATTTTTATATTCATTTGCCATATATTCCGCTGTGTATCTCATTTGTGCTTCTTTGTTTTGCCAATCTGATGACATTATACAGTTTCTAACACCTTTTCCAACTCTTCTAATTTTACATCATTTGGATCACCTAGATCGCCATCACCCATTGAGCTTTGTGTATCAACATCAAATAGATTAGTGAAGTTGTTACCAGATTGTCCAGTCCATCTCACACCTCTTATGTCATGTAAGAATGCTTGGTTGTCTTCTAACATCTGCATAGGAGTTTCTGACTTGAAGAAATCTTCAATGAAAGCATTAAAGTAAAGTACATTTCTAGGACACCAGTCACTAAATTCTGCTGATGTTTCTTTTTGTTTTACTTTACGCCAGTGTCTGTAATCTGGCTTGTGTATAGATGATTCAATATCAGTAATTTGATTTGCTTTTTGTACAATCTTAATATGTTGATTAACATTATGACCCATCATCAATGCATAAGCAAATGAATCCCAAGATGTTTTACCTTCTTTGCCTACCTTGTTTAAATCACCAGGCCCATACCAACAAATATCACCAATAGTAAGCCTTCTGCCAATCTCCGACTCCCATGGAAACGGTATAGTAGAAAGTTTTAATGCTTTACTATCAGTTGCTTTGTCCATAATATATGACCATCGCTTGTTAGTATGAACCGGTGAAGTATATACCAAACCATGTGCTGTTGCCACAAACGCACTTGCACTATCATAAGATACTGTCAGGTTTGGATTTACATGCTTTCTTAGTTGCCTTTGAATTGACGTTAAGAAACAAGCCCAATCTAATTTACTTGTACCAAGAAAGTGTATCCAATCTCTGTTATCAAGTAATTTAGAATCACGTAATATAATTAGGCGTCGGAGAGCCATTGTCATATCACACATATTGTTTCCGCCAAATGCCCAACCTTCAAATGGAAAATGCTTCACAGCATCATACCATACGTCTCCAGTTGGAATATCAAAGCCTTGAAGCACGTTCAGAAACTTTGTTTGTCCAAGTCTATGTTTTAAAAAATATTCATTGTTATGTACTGTACCTGAAATACAATCACCATACGATTTCAATCCTGTCTTAGGGCTGTGTGTGGCATCACTTGCCCAACTAGGAATATCTAACACCATTGACCAATCTGCTGTAAGTTCTAACCAATGTAGAATCTTATTACGCATTGTGTTTGCAGATTTGCCTTTGAAGTTTTCCCAATCAAATTTTAGTATGCCTTTACCAATTTGATATCCACCACTGTCACCTACAATAATAGTATCTTTTTTATTTCTTGTGTGAAACATTGATTCGTTCACAATAGATTTTTCAACATCTAGATGAGCGTGGCCGGCTGAGTATAAGCCATATTTGTAATTGAAGTAACCTTTTTCTTTGTTAAGATAGTTTAGTCCTTCAATACCATTTTCAAATCCTTTTGGGATTCTATCATCTGGCACAAACTGTTTGTCAGTTCCGCCTGTTTGTTGTTGCTTACTTACATAAGTTTGATAAAAGCCACTAACTGCTGGTAAAAACACAGCATAGTCTTTGTGGCTGGCTGTTAGATCTTCTCCGTATGGTTTTGACACTATTGACTCCTAGCAGGTAGGATATAATCATAAGTTGCTGTGCCAGAATCAATTGATATCTGCATAGCACCTTGATCACTAAATGACATACTTGCTTGTGAAGTATCACTTAATTTCAAAATACTCAATACCTGTGCTAGTGGCCAAGCCCAACCTTTAGTTAGTTTGCCTTGCACATTTTGAGCAAATGGAATTTCAACTCTGTCATTTGCGCCATCTCCAATATAAAACTTTAGTGTATCACCATCTGTTTTTGCAACAAATGTTGGCTCAAAGCCACCCATAATACCATTAAAGTAAGTCAAGTCTTTAATATTTTGTTGTGTTGGCTGTACTGTAATATCCCATTCAACACCTTTAAACTTGATTGTTTTTAATTGTTCTTCAATTAAAGAACTTACCATGAATCTATAGTTTGCAGTATAACCACCTGGCGATGTAAATTTTAGCTCTTCTGCTGTTTCTACACCATCTCTTGTGTTTGTCATAACTTCGATGTTTGCACCATCTTTGCCATATGCTTCATAGTTTAAGTAGCCTGATAGTACACCAAGTCTACCCATTCCAATTAATCCTGGAACGTTGTCTAATTTATCTTTTAATTTACCTTTTAGAACTACTGTTCTATCATCATCCATTGCTTCAATACTTGTGCCTTCATCTGTGCTTTCAAGTTTTACTGCTTGAATAAAGCCCAACGAATGAGTATGTTTTACAATGTCTAGTAATACATCTTTTAACATATTTTTTTACCTCCGACGTTTGTTATTTTTACTAATATAACACTTATTTAGGTTATCTGTCAACAACTTTATTTGTATAATCCACTGCAATTTTAATATCAATCCATTCAGTTGGTTTTAACGTTGTTTTCCACCCTAGTTTCTTTAATTCTGAATTATCTGCTGTATTATCGTCAGCTTCTGCATCTTGGCCTTCTTGTATAGGAACATCATATCCTGCATGTTTTACTATATCAGATACTTTATATCCTTGGCCAGTTCCAACTTCGTAAGTTGTATTTCTATTTTCAGTTCCTTGTTCAACAAATATCATTATTGCTGAAACAACATCTTCTACATAAATTAAATCTCGTATGTGTTCTGTAGCAAATTTAACTGTGCCATTGCGTATTCTTGACATTAGCATTGTATCTCTGGCTCCGTCACCAAATACTGTTGTAAATCTTAGACCAACTTGCCCAGGATGTGCTACTGCCTCCATTGCTTTTTTGCTTGTGCCATATGGTGACTTCCACCATGCATGTACACAAGATGAAGATGCATATACAACAGGAATATTATTTTTATGACATAGGTCAAATATGTTTTTACTATATTCTACATTAGTTGTCCAGTATAATTCTGGTTCTTTTAAACTACGTCTTACATCTGCTATTGCGGCCAAATGTACGACAAAGTCAATATCTGCTGGTATAGTAGCAGGAGAAAGGTCTTTGATATCTTTCCCGTGTGCTCTATCCCATTCAATAACTTCATGTCGACCAGCTAGTCGTTGGACTAGATGTTTTCCAATAAATCCTGTACTACCTGTTACAATTATTTTCATGCTGACTCAAATAAACTTTCAAATACTGATGATGTTTTTGTTGATTCTAAATCCCAACCTAATTCACTCATTAAGTTACTAACTTTTTGATCAATAATAGATTGTTCCATACCATCATGATCAAAAGGAAGTTCTTTAAACCATTTTGGAATATTTAACTCATCAATTGGATATGCAATAGATGTAAAGTTCATTGGATTTGCTTTTAATTTACACACAATAACCTTTTGTCCATCCATAATTGGCAATGAATATAAATCTTTATATGCACTACGCATTGAATTCCAATTAATACTTGCTCTTACATGTCCTGGCATTACTGGTTTTTTAATTTTGCCATTTGCACCACCATTAGCCATACGTGATGTAGCACGTTTATATTTTTCAATATCTTGCACATATTTGGTTAAGTTGTTTACACGTTTTGGAGTGCCTTTTTCCCAACCAGGTCTGTCTGCAAACTTACGTTTGAATTCTTGTATTGCTGTTAATATTTCTTTTTTATCAACACCTGTTAAAACTTGTAACAATATGTCTGATAAAAAGTTTTGTACAAAATCAGGAGTATCAGATCTTTTTAAATCAAGCCCCATTGCTTTTAGTTTACCTGGCTTGTCAACATCTTGCCTATTACCTTCTAAATCATATATTAATGCCGCATATCTTTTCTTTGTGATAAACAATCCTTTTGATGCAACCATTTCTCTACCACCTTTAATAATTTCACCATTCTCACGTGGCACATTTGTTGCTTTCATCATAAATGGTGGAAATGATTTGTTTACTTCATCTGCTATGCTATCATATAATTCAATAACACTTTCTTTAGTCCACGGCAATGCACCACTTTTAACATCTTCTTTAACCATTGGATATGCTGAGAAATAAACAGAGTCTGTATCACCATATATAATTGATTTACCTACATGATCATACTCACCTGTCATTATTTGATTTGTGATTGCACCCATGTGTTTTGTGATTGTTCTACCTGTGAGTGTAACTGACTGACCTATTCTCTGATCAAAAAATCTACATCCAGGATTTAGTATTGCACCGTATAAACTATTCAAGTTAATCTTTTTAACAAGTTGTCTTTTATCCCAAAACTCTATTTGTTCTTTATCACCACTTGCAATAGCTTCACGCATTTTGCCTTGTAATACTTTTCTTTCTGCAAACCATGTTTCTAACAATCCAGGAATAACTGCTTTGGTAGTTGTATCAAATATTGTACCATTTGCTGACAAACACCAACCTTGATTTTGATGGAATACAATTGCATATACTTCTGCTCCACTCATTTGTTCTGTAGTTCCATCTTCAAAGTCAACAATAATTTCTACTCCGCGATCTTTTTCCATAACTGCTGTGTACTCAATTGTACCAAACATTCCTTCCCATGCATCTGCGGCAGACTTTTTTTCTTTATAAATTTTGTCATTAATATATTTTTCTGTATGTGTTGGTCTTAACTGTCCAACTATAGTTTCTGGACCCATATTCAAACATCTAATTACACTAGGATATAGTGAATTAATATCAATTGATGCAATCCAATCATGCAAACCTTTTTTAGGTTTTGCTACATAGGCTCCAACTGCCGCACCAGATGAGTGAGGCTCTCTATATGGTCTATTTGGAATAATAAGTCCACGTTTATGTGCTTCATTTACAATTGCTTGTTCTGTTTGTGCAACTGCACCCATCGTTGTTTGTAGTAACACAGTATTAGAGTGTGCTAACACATTTGCTAAATCAATAAATTTTAATTTGTCATCAAGTTTTGATAGTAGTGCAACGTCTTGTCTTGAATAAGCAATAAATTTTTCAAAGTCTTCATTGTAAAGTTGATCAAGTGTTCCTTCATATGGAACTTTCTTTTCATTAACTTCATACTCACCAATTGCATCAAGTCTATATGAGTGCATTTCATGATATGTGTATTTCCTATATAATTCCAAATAATCTAAATGTACACGGCCAAAGAAATCAAATGTTTGTTGTTCATTACCAAACTTTGTAAACATTCTTTCACGTGGATATAAGTCCCACAAACTAAAACGTCTAACATCATCTTTGCTCAATACCATTTCAGTTCTGTTTACAATGTATGGAATATCAAAACCTTCACTATTCCATCCGCTTAATATATCTGCATCTTCAATTAAATGTAAGAATGTGTTTAGTAATTGAGCTTCCGTTTCACACAATACAGTATTGTCAAACTTTTTAGCAATTGAATCTGCCATTTCAAATGGCATGTCTTTTGGAGCAAGACATAGTGTAATTAAACTATCTAACCAATTAAGATGTACACTGATTGCTGTAATACGTTGATGCGGATCATTTGGTCTTGCAAATCCACGATTCTTATCAAAGTCTACCTCAATATCAAATAGTGCTACATGTAGGTTTGGTGCTTCTTTTTCAATATAATTTTCTTCTAAGCATCTAAAAACAGGATTGAGATCTGCTTCATACAATCGCTGACCTTCATATAGTTTCTTTTCTCGTTGAAATGATTTATTGTTTAGTGTTTCGAACTTACTTAATGGGCGATTATGTATTGATGTGTGTTGCCCATCTTTATCTTCATAATAGAATCTATATGTTGTTGGAAAAGTTTTGTATATTCTTTTTCCATCAATACGTTCTACTATATTGATTTGATCTTTATCTCTATTTAAATATGCGTCTACGTAACTCATTCAACATACACCTGGCCAAATTTATTGCTAATAAAAGTTTGCCATTTAACATCTTCTTGTTTAACAAAACCCTCACCTGTAAGCTCATCCCTACAGTATGATACTATATTAGCACAAACTCCAGATGCTGTCGACCTCTGAATTGCACTCATACCATCTTTTCCAAAAATATTTTTCTGGTATGACTTTTCTAATAGTTTTCCGTTCTTCATTCCAATTACTTTAATCAACATAACTACAACATCTTCTGTAGTATATGGAACTGTTTGATCAAATAAGTCACCTATTTTATCTTTGTTACTTTTTAGGTTTAAATCCTGTAATAAGAAGTTCATTTTATCTCTATGACCAGGATATCTAATTGTTTTATAGCTTAATGTGTTTACTTTTCCATCAAACGTTTCACACATTGTTGCTACGCCACCTGATGTGTTAAATGCTTCATATCTTCTGCCATCGATATAAATTCTTTCGACTCCATCTAACGGTGGTATTTTTAATTTTTTGCCGTCTGCAATTACATCACATAAATTACAATACTCGTTTATCAACCCATTTGTTGACCAGGTTAAGTAATAGCTCATTTCGTTTGAAGGATAACGTGGTAATGCACCAACCCTCATTTGTACATCATGTGCTTCATCAAAATCTTTAATTAAGTTACTTCCAATAATATTAACTGCACCAGGAGCCAATCCACATTGGGGCATCATAAAAGTTTTAGTATCTAAATCTTTAATATAGTCAGTTACTTCAACGTCTTCTGTTAAATCAAAGTATGCTACACCTAATTTTGAGGCCACATTAGCAATACCTTTATTTAAATAGTAAGGGGCCGCAGAACATACTACATCTTTATTTTTTAAAAAATGTTCTAATTGTGTTTCATTAGATGCATCTAACGAAACAACTCCATTACTTGCTATTGAATCTCCTATTACACCATTATAATTTTCTGATCGTAGTAAACTGGCGATAACTCGGCCAATCTTTCCATTTCCTATAACTGCTACATTATTTTTCATATACTATTTTTTCTTTTTAACCTTTTTAGTTTTCTTTCTTATACCATATGCTTCAGCTAACTTTAATGGTTCCATTCCATCTATAGAAATTACTTTATCAAAAGTAACATCTTCCCATTTTCCATCTACATTTGATCTTGAATGAAATGTTGTGCTACCATTATTATTATCAATACTATGTATTGTGAAGTCACCAGTTTTATCTACTGTACCGCTTCCACCAAAAGCAACTGCTGAGTACCAAGCACTTATTTCTGTGTCTGCTTTAATTATATTTCGAGTAATTAACTCTCGTCCGAGTGCTTTATCCATATTTTTCTCTTTCTTTTTTCTTGTTGTTTTGCTGTACTGTATCCAATTAAAAATGACACTGCTATTACAGTACAAATAGCGAATAAATGCCAAATAACAAAATTACTCATTTACTATCTCCTTAAATTGATCTAACGTAACTGCTGATTCAATTTTTATTATATGATGATTTAGTGCAAGTTTACATAACATTACATCATCGTGGTCAGTTAAATATAATACAGGATTACACCAATAAGTTCTCCATCTTTCTTTTTCTTTTAGTAGAGAATTTAATGACGATCCAAATCTATATCGTGATGGATCTTTTTCTGTAAAAAAATTAAGAAACCAATCAATTGATTTTTCCATGTTAGTATGTGCACCAAATGTCATTTTATACGAATACCTATTCCAAAACAATCTGTTTCTTGTAATACAATCTTTGTTGTCCATTAAATATTCATAATGTTTTTTATTATAAGGCTCGTATACTTCTTTTACCCATTTACCATGATTATTAATAATATATTCTAAATCTTTACGTTTTTTAAAAAACATTTGTATTGTTCTTGCATGACGCATTTGATAATTTTCTTTGTTTTGTGTTTTTAACCACTCAATCATTTTTCGCATATCTTCATAATAAAAGTCCAGATCAAATCCTTCACTTACTAATACTGCTTTGTAAGGAAATTTACTATAAAATAATTTTGTTGTTGTTTCAAATTGCATTATTGTTTGTATTCAAGTTCTAGTTTATCGTTGACTGCTTTAACAATTACTGTACCACCATTAATTAACTTACCAAATAGTATTTCTTTTGATAATGGACGTTTGACATTTTGATCAAATATTCTTTGCATTGGTCTTGCACCCATTGACGGATCAAAACCTTTATCAGCAATCCATCGTGACGCTGTGTCATCAAGCACTACAATAACTTTTTTGTCTTTTAACATTTCGTTTGTTTCATCTTTAACTTTATTAACAATTTTTAAAATATTATCTTTTGATAACTTGTTAAATTGTATTGTTGCATCAAGTCTGTTTCTAAACTCAGGTGCAAAGAAGTCTTTTACGTAATCATCAGTTGCATTAACTGAATCAGGACGACCAATACCCATTGGTGGTTTTTCACTTGCTTGAGCACCTAAGTTAGAAGTTAAACACAAAATGACTTTGTTAAACATCACCGTTTTACCTGTCGATGATGTTAGTTTACCGTCATCCATTACTTGTAACAATACTTGTAATACTTCTGGTGCTGATTTTTCAACCTCATCAAGTAGTAGTACACAGTTTGGATTATCTTCAACGTCATTAATTAGCTGTCCTGAGCCAATTGATCCTTCTGCATATCCTACATAACCTGGAGGAGCACCAATTAATTTTGATACTGAATGTCTTTCTTGATATTCTGACATATCATATTTTAATAGTTTAATTCCTAATGAGTCTGCTAGTTGTCTACAAACTTCTGTTTTACCAACACCTGTTGGACCTACAAACAAGTATGATCCAATTGGTTTATTAAATGGTCTTAACCCTGCTTTTGCAATCATAATAGAATCAACTATTTTTTCAATTGCTTCATTTTGTCCATATACTTTTGTTTTAACTTTACCTTCTAAACCAGCATAGTTATCAGTTTGTTTTTCATCAATAACATCCATAGGAACGTTTGAAATTTTGCTTACTTGTTGTTGTATCATATGCTTTGTAACTGATGGTGCCTGTGCCAATTTTGCTTTTGCACCTGCGGCATCAATAACGTCAATTGCTTTATCTGGTAAAAATTTATTGTGTATAAATCTATCTGCAAGATCAACTGCTAAATCAACACATCCATCATCATATTTTGCTTGATGAAACTTTTCATAGTATGTAAGAATACCATTTAAAATTAATTTTGCATCTGTTTTACTTGGTTCACCTAAGTCTAATCTTTGGAAACGTCTCATTAATGCACGATCTTTTTCAAAGTTTTCTCTGTATTCTTCAATTGTTGTTGTACCAATACACAATAGTTTACCTTTTGCAAGTATTGGTTTTAATAATGTACCAAAATCCATGTTTGATTGTCCGGCACTACCTGCACCCATTATCATATGTACTTCGTCAATGAATAGTATTACATCTTTTTGTTTTTGTAATTTATCTAATACTACTTTTGCACGTTCTTCAAAGTCACCTCTAAATTTTGTGCCTGCCACTAATGAAGCAACGTCTAATGAGTAAACTATTTTATCTTTAATTGCATCAGGAACTTGTTTATCTACAATTTTTTTTGCGATACCTTCTGCAATTGCTGTTTTACCAACACCAGGTTCACCAACAACAATACAATTATTCTTTTTACGTCTTGCAAGAATATGCACAATGTCATCTAGTTCTGGTTCTCTACCAATTAGTGAATCAATTTTTCCATCTTTAGCTTCTTTGTTTAAGTCAGTACAGTAATCTTCAAATCTAATTCCACCACCTGGCTCACCGCCCTGTTGTCTTTCTTGTAAACCAACGTCTTCACCGTATCTTTCTTTTGTTAATTGTTCGATGATTGCTTGTCTTGTAATATTGTTTTTCTTTAAAAAGTATAACGCATGACTATTCTTTTCACTTAATAAACTTACGAAGATGTCTTTAATAGTTAACTTTTTTCTTCCAGAGAATATAACTTGGGTCACTGCTCTATTAAACACTCTTTCTAAAGCAGATGTTTTGCGTGGTGCATCTGATGATTCTACAACAATATCTTTTAATCTAGTATCAAGATATTCTGAACAGTCAACCATAACTTGTTCAATATCGCCTTTAACATCTACAATTAAAGACTGTATTTCTTTTTCATCGGATAATGCTAACAAAAGATGCTCGAGCACCACATATTCGTGGTTACGTTCCGAGGCATACTCCATTGCTTTATCTAGTACGGATTCTATCGGATCGTATTCTTCAGCCATTTTGTTTTAACCTTTTATTTCGTTTTTTCATTGCCATGCCAAGTTTAAGTTTAGAAACCAACGTATCAAATGTTACTCCATTTAAGTGATCAGTTTCATGTTGAAAGACTCTACTCATCATTCCGTCGAGTTTTTCATTAACTTTCTCTCCATTAGTATTTACATATTCTACAACAACATTAAGTGGACGTAGAACTTTTAAAAATAATCCTGGAAAACTTAAACATCCTTCTGTAATTAAACCTTGCTCACTACCTGTTTCAACAATCTTAGGGTTAGCTATTAGTTTATAACGTGTTTTATCTCCCATGATGAAAAAACTTTTATCTAAACCAACTTGTGGTGCCGCTAGTCCTACCCCATTATTATTTGACATAATTGTATGCATTTGCTCTGCTAATTTTACTACATTATCCATGTCTTCGTCAACACTTATTGTAGGTTTCTTTAATATATCTGCTGGTGCATAAACGAGATCCATTAATTTTCTCCTTTAATTTTTTTAAGTAATTCTTTTTGTTCATCTGTTAATGTTTTAGGTATTTTATAATTTAGCTTTATATATAAGTTTCCTGCTGTACCACTAGTTAATACCATTCCTTTACCTTTAACTCTAATCACATCTTCTGGTTGTGTTAATGGTGGAACAATAACTGATATGACTGTGTTGAAATGTTGCACATCTACTTTTGTTCCTAACAATGCATCAAATATATCAATATCTAAATTAGTATATAAATTATTTTCTTTTTTTGTAAAGTTTTTATGACCTGCAATACTCAATACAACATATAAATTGCCAGGACGTAGATCACTATATTGTTTAGAACCAAGACCACTAAATTTAATTTGTGTTCCTGTATCACAAGATTTTGGTATTTCTATTTTAACATTTTGGTTTGTTCCGTCTGGTGTTTTTACTACTACTTCTTTTGTATTACCATGATAAACATCTTCTAATGATACTGTTAAACTAATCCTAATGTCTTGATTACGTAATGGCTTATTTTGTCTTTGACTTTGCCTATATGATTGTTTTGGATTGCTACCAAAGAATTGATTAAACATAGATTGAAACCCACCAGGTCCTTCCATATCAATAATAATATCATCAAATCCGCCACCACCAAAATTAAAAGAACCAGGACCTCCTTGGGCACCAAATCGTCTTTCCATGTCATATTGTTGACGTTGTTTTTGATCACTCAAAGTATTATTTGCTTCGTTAATTTTTTTAAAGTTAGTATCGTCGCCACCATTTATGTCAGGATGATATTGTTTAGCCAACTTTTTGTAGGCTCTTTTGATTTCATCTTGAGATGCTTGTTCTGATACACCTAGTGTTTTGTAATGATCCTGACTCATTGTTTAAGTATACAATAGATTAGTATAAAGTCAAGTATTATTTAGACTTATTATCAACTTCTTCAGTTGATTCATATTCTTCGTAATACTTTTTATATTCTTCTAACAGTGTATTTGTTTCTTGAAGTTTTGCTCTAATCTGTGCGAAGTTTTTGGCCAAAAGTTCGTAATCCTTATCTGATAAACCAAACAATACAGGATCTAATCCTTGCTCTTTCATTTTAGCAAACACTTCATCTGCATTTTCACTGTGAATAATAATCCATTGTATTTGTTCAAGTTCTAATGGTGTTGGCAATGGATAATCTAACTGTTGTCTTGGTTCTTCAACTTGGAATATTTTTATTTTCTTTTCTCCGCCAATTGAACAACCAGTTAATGCACAAATTATTAATACGAGAAACGCACCTTTAAGATAGGCTACCCACATCACGCCATAGTCAGACATGTTAAATTTATTTTTAAACCATTCTATTTGTCTTTTGTGTAAATCAATAAGTTTATTCATATGGTACATAAGAAGGATTTGCTAGTGCCGGACATTCTGGATTAATTTCCGACTTTTTAGTTGCCTTCAACTCCTGTTCAGTGTGTGGTGCACCTGACGCCAATTCTATACATCTTATAGCATTGTCAGATCCTTTATTGAATATTCTTTCAACTGGTGCTGTTTTTTCAATTGCAAGTTTGCCCACGTCTCTTTTGCCTTTGTTGAATCTTTTGTCTAATTCATCTAAGTCTTTTTTAAGTGTGCTAATTAACTTGTTTAATTGTTTATTTGATTCTAGTATATCTTTAAAATCTTCTTTTTGTTTTTGTAATAATTCTTTTTGTGATTCTACACTACGTTCTAATTCAATTTGATTTGCTTTTAATATAGCATTATCACTACGTAATTTCATTACATACATGCCGGCCCCTGCTATAGCTGAAATAATTAGTACTGTAAAAATAACTTTAATGTAGCCAAACATGTTTAATCCTTTTTATGAACTGTATCACAGTTGTCAATATATTTAGTGTAGTCGCCAATTGAGTGATCTACAAAACCATCACCAACTGTTTTATTAAAAATACTTGCTACACCATCTTTAAACATTCTCCAAAACTTTACTGCACCAATTCTTAAATCATGATTACGATCAATATAGCAAAAGTTACCAACATGTGTATAGTTCATTATTACCCACGGTACTCTTGTAACTAAATCTCTTTGATTTCTAAATCTCCACACTGGACATTTGATTGTTTTTGTAAATGTTCTATTGCCAACCCTAGGTGACCCGTAAGTAAAACATCCTCTAGCAAACGTACCTAACCGTGAAGCCGCAACTGTTGCCGCCGCCGCACCCAATGAATGTCCTGTAGTGTAAACTTTTTTAGTTTTATTTGTTTTTAAGTTAGTACCATGTTCAAAAAATATTCTTTTAATGTCATCCCAAATTTCATCAACATAGTTTGAAAATCCAGTGTGTACTTTACCACCTTCCCATGCTGACCTTTTCCAAAACTTCATATCAGAAAATATATCTTTCATTTCTTTTGGTTGTGTTCCTCTAAAAGCAATTATAAAAGTATCATCATTCCAAAGTATGTATGCTTGAGAACCGTTTCTATCTAAAAATTGATAATGATAATCATCAATTATATTTTCTTTACGTAAAAAATGTGTAAATGACTTTGGTGTATAATATGCCGCACTACTTAATTTAGAAAAAAATACTGCTGTGTCTTTGTTAAATTTATCAACAATAATATTAAGCGGCCCAGACATGAGTTGCTCCATTTTGTTTACCTACTCTAGCAATATGATTCATTCTTTTAATTACATCATTATAGTAGCCTTCACGTTTACCGCCACCAATCATTGTTGCTCCGCCACCGGACTTATCAATTGTTGTTGGTTCTTCTGGTGATGGTTTACCAATTGCTTTTTGTAGCCATTGTGTAGTTTTTGCTATAAACTCATCAATTGGAAAAGGTGATGCATCTTCTAAGTCTGTTGGATACCCAAGTTCATCCATTACTTGTCTCATATTTGTATTTGCAAGACTGAGATCTAGTTCAGGTTTGTAATCTGGATTTGGTTTTGGCTCTGCATCATACGGATAATCTGCTTTGTAAACATCAGGATGATATCTATCGCCCGAATCAACAGATGATCTCCAATAATTATCTTTTGGATCTTTGGCACCTGCTGAAAAACTCATACTCTCTTGTATTTGCTGAACTAGTTCTCTAAATCTCATTATTAGCCTCTTGTAAAAAATTGATATGCACCAAAGGCAATCGCGGCATAAGCCGCAATGTTAATCCAACTACCTAAGAATAAGATAATTAAACCAACTGCTACTAAACCTAGTCCACCATGTGACGCTTTTTCTTTAAGTCTATCTGTTAACCAATTCATGTTCATCTCCTTTTATTATATTATTATATGGCTTATTTTTCTACCTTTGAAATCCTACTCTCAAGGTCAGCTAACTTTTTTGTTAAAGCTGGAAACTTCGCCATTCTTTTCTCCTCATCAGTGAGAAGTTTTACGTTATACCTTTTTGCCGCCCAGTTGTATAGTGAATCTACCTTATTATAGAACCATACACCTAGCTTGGTATCTCGAAACCATGTTGCTGTTGCATTTCCAATAATTGCTCCAGCCATTGCTTTTATAATCCAAAACCACATATCATTTATACCTATATACTATTCTTCCTTTTGTTAAATCATATTGTGAAACTTCAATGTCAACTTTATCATTTTCTAAAATTCGAATATGATTCTTTCTCATCTTTCCACTTAAATGACCTAACACTTCATGTTTATTTTCTAACGTTACTCGAAACATTCCTCCAGGTAATACTGTTGATACTGTTCCGCTTAATTTTAAAATATCGTCTTTTGGCATTAATTCTTTAGTGCTTGAGTAATCATCTTTTCTGATAACATGTGTGTTTTACCACCATAAAAATTTAATTGCCATTCTCGAACTGTTGTTACACTCTTAATGTCGTTGAGTATTTCTACTACACGATTTAAAGTTTCTGCATCTTTTTTTATTTCTACAAAAACCATGTAGTTCCCATCTTCATCTGGTCCTGGTGATACTTCTGTATCTGCAACACCAATATAACCTCGTTCAATAAATCTTGCTAAATCTTGAGCTGGTTCATCATCTTTTGAATACAAGCCCATTACTAAAATATCTTTTGAATCACCTGTTTTAGGTTCAAATTGATCAATACTAACTTTGTTTAAAACTAGATGTTCTAAGTCACCTGGTCTTAAACCTTCTTCAAGGCGTTTACTCGTTACTAGTGATTGTAGTTTCATCTGTAATCCCCTCGTCTTTTGCTTGATTTTTTACTTCTGCATCTGCATCAGTTTCTAAATCAAAGTTATCTAATAATCGTTTTGGCATCTTAATAGATACCAACCATACTGGCACTTCGTCTGCTTGTGGTTTTTTTGTTCCAGGTTTAAAATCACCTGGGGTTTTTACTCTACGTGGAGCCATGTAATAATCTTTTTTGTAATACACTTTACAGTCATATCCTAATAGACGTTGACCACCGGCTGGATCTGGCATCTGCTCTCTTGGGTACATTAATGTAATGTCTACCCAATATCTACCAACTTTAGGACCATCTACAACTTCTCCTTCTAGCCAGTTTTTGTAAGTGTAAATGCCCATCTCGTCCATAGATTTTTCAAACTCTAACAATATGTCAAGTAAGCTAGTGTTTTGATGAACTGCGTAATGATTATCTAATATATCTTGTGTTTCCATAACAATTGTATTTATGCCTTATTCGTTGTTTTATACGTTTCCCACTTTGGTTGTCCAGTTAGAGAAGTATTATACCCTTTTTTGCCACATTCTCTATAACAGGTCTTTATAGCAAACGATTTGTTAAATTTATTCATAAAATTAGACGTTTCTACTTGATTTGGAGTGTTTTTTTCAATATTTAAATCGTTTATATCAGCATTATTCTTTATAGCCCACTCTTTAAGCTCGTCTTTTTGAACATATACGAAGCAACAAGGATAAAGATTACCATCAGCACTTAAAAAATGTGCCATATCTTTAAAGCATTTTGGATCTAAATCTTCTACTGCCATTGTATGTTACGTCTTTCTTGATCATTTTCAAACCATTGTGTATTGTATTTTCTTAAACTTTTGTAAGTTTCAAACTGATCAAATCCAATATCTTTTGCTAGTGCTCTTGCTTCTTCCACTTGGTGCTCATTATAAGGAAAAACCAAATACTTCCATTTAAGGTGTGGTCTTCGATATTTAGGAACCGAGGTAATTGTATTAAGAGCCAGCATAATACTTTTCCAATCACTATTTTTTCTATATATATGATTAGTGTCTTCAAGTCCATCAATACTAAAAATAAATCTATGATAACGTGGATTCCAATTAAATGAAATAAACTCATTCCAAAATTTTTCATTTCGGTATGCACCATTTGTTTCAACTGAAAATCCTTTATTTTGAGAAATCATAAACTCCATTATTTGATTAAAGTTTGGGTGATACAATGCATCTCCAAATGCTCCACAAAAGTTGTAACTCCAATAATTGCTATTTGATACAAATGATTTAAGGACATCAACTTTCATAAATCCAGTATTCCAGGTATTGTCTTTCCAATAAGTTCTTGGACAAGCTGGACATTTAATTGTACACTTTGTTGAAATTTCTACATCTATTGATATGTTTTTTAACTTGAACATACAAGTATTTATTGGACATTATAGCTTAATTAAATGCAGATTCATCTAGTTTAACTAGCTTGTCATATCCACCAATACTCGATCCATCAATATAAATCTGAGGCATAGTTCTATGACCTTCACCAATTATAAACTCACGTGCTTCTGGTTGTTCTTCAATGTTAATTTCTTTAAATTCAACACCTTTATTTTTTAACCAATTTTTTGCTTGTACACAATATCCACACATGTTTTTACTATATACTATTACTTCTTTCATTATTATTTTCCTTCTTTAGCAAATTTAAATTCTTTTAGTTTCACATCAAAAGTTATAAACTTGCCATCTCTATAAACTTTAACTTTTAATGTATCGCCAATATCATTATACCATAATTGTTTAATAATGTCAAGTGATCCAATAACTTCTTCGCCACCTACTGAAACTATCACATCATCAGATTTTAATCCTGCTACAAAGGCCGCTCCGTCTTCTGGTGTTTTATCAACTTTAACAACTGAGCTTATTCCTTTATCTAATAATTCTTGTCTTTCTTCCAGTGTTTCAACTGCTTTCATATGTATGCCAATTGCTGGATATGTTACATATCCTTTTTCTATAATTTGATCAACTGATCTTTTTGCTAAATCTGAAGGAACTGAAAATCCAACTCCTGAGAAAGATCCAGTTCTTGAAAATAATAATGTGTTTACTCCAATAACTTCTCCACACATATTAAATAATGGACCTCCAGAGTTACCTTGATTAATAACTGTATCAGATTGATTATATGTAATCATAGGTTTTGTAGTATCTGGTCGTCTATCTTTATAACTTATAATTCCTTTTGTAACTGCCCACGGCATACTTAACCCGTGACCAATTGCGATAACATCTTCACCTATTTCTAATTTTTCACTATCTCCCCATTTAACAAATTTTGTTGGACCTTCTGGATTAATTCTTATTACGGCAATATCAGCAATTTCATCTACACCTACTATTTCTGCTTCGCTATATTCTAAAGGAGATTCCCAATAGTATATTCTTAGACTAGATGCATTTTTTACAACGTGTGCATTAGTAACAATGTATCCATTATCATTAATAAAAAAACCTGTTCCTACTCCTGCTGATGGTTGCGGAAGACTAGGCATTAATCCACCAAATTCGCTTTCTTCTCCAGTGTCTAAAGTTCTTTCCATATAAATGTATACAACACTAGGAATAGTTTCTGCAACTATTTCAGGTGTTGTGTTATACATACAAGAGTTATATACAAATGTATTTGGATTATTGTCGTCATCATATGATGCTAGTGCATTAGTCGTAAATAATAATACCATTGCCATTAGTGCTGGTATTACATTAAAAATTTTATTCATGATATCTCCTAGAATGTTCCTGCGTCAACTGGCTGTCGATCATTTGATTCCACCGTTGGTACTTGAACAGTATTTTGCTCTTTTAATAGTAATTGGTTGAGCTCACACATTATCTCAATAGCTTCTTGCTGAGTCAACCGAATTTCTTTACTACCTGTTTTTTGTAAATGAATTATTCTGTTACAGAAATTCTTAATATTATCATACTGTGCCATGTGTGTGCTTTCGTTCTCGCTTTTTATTATTTATGTTGATATTCATTTCCATTTCTGAGTGGAAAGGACCAACATACGAGATTGCACCTTCTAGCAAAGTGTTTAATTTAGGGTTAAAAGAGGGTACCCAGCCTTTTGAAAACTCAATACCATAATAGCCTGCACTGTATTTTACATTAGATTTAGGTGTTTTAGTGTATGTAGGAAGTAATTTATACTTTTCTACATTATAAGGTTGTACAGGAGTAGAATATCCATCAACATCAAAGTCACCTTGCACTGGTTGTTCTGCTAGTGATTTGCTATTAACTTTTAACGGATCTTCTCCTAAAAATTCAATTACATTATTATAAGAGTCAAAATCTTTTCGATCTTTTTCTAACAATACTTGCCACATATTATTTGCATGTCTCATAGTGCCAATCTTTTGCTCATTGGCTTCTAAGATCCAAAACGAATCTTTAATTATTTGTTTGGCTTTCAACAATTTTGTATCCTGCATTTAAGTATTGTGCATGATCAGTTGGCTGTTCAGCTAATTTTGTTAAGCCATACTTTGCACAAAACTTCATAAAACGTATTCCAACTTGATCAATATGTTTTGGATTCTGTGCTTTTAATATTTCTGCAAATACTTTAGTTCTAATTTCTTCTGGTTGTTTAGTTAAATCAATTAACTTCTTATTTCTTTCATAGCATTCTTTTACTCTATGTTCTACACCATTATGGTCTGTCCAACGTTGTAACATCATGTTATTCCAAACAAATCCCTGATTATCTCTATCAGCAAATGCTTCTTCAAGTTTAGTTTTACGTACTTTTGGATATGCTGAAAAAACATTGTCTGTTGAGTCACCTCTCATACATTTTTCAAACAATAACCACTCTGGATTAGGTGGTAACTTTGTTTCACCTGTTTTTTTATCTATAATAGGACGATCTTTTTCATCATAAAAACCATTTGCTGTAACAATTTGATTTGCTACTCCGTTATATAAAGAGATGTTTTGATTTATTAACTGATAAAAATCTGAGTCTGATGATATAATAATGTGCTTATCATTTGGATGTGCTTGTGTCCATAACGCAATTAAATCGTCTGCTTCTGATGTTGGTTCACGCAATACAGAACAGTTTGTATTTTCTTTTACAAATGTACAAAAATGATCAAATGCTTCCCACCAAAAATCATCTTCTTCTTTTTCACGTTCAGTTCTTTTGTCAAGTACAACTGCACGATTCTTTTTATATGGTTCGTAAAAATCTTTACGCCAACTACGTCCTTCTAAACAGAATACAACGTGTGATCCTGAAAACATTGTGTTGGCTTTTTTAAGTGAATTAAAAAGAATGTGAAATGCCAAACTGATCTTTGTATCTAGGTCAGTTCCTCTACTAGAAACATGTCTAGCCCTAAAAAATGTGTTTGCTGTATCTACTAATATATATGTCACGAATATTCTACTTTGCCATCTTTGAGTTCAGTTTTAGAAATTTTTTCTCTGTTTTCTTGTTGTGCTTTTAATTCTTCAAACACATCTTGGTCCATGGTTTCTAAAACAATGCCTCGGCAAAGATCATCAAACCATTTGTTAACAATTTCGTCATCTGTTACACCTGTGTAATTATTTTTAGATAACATATCAATAAATGATTGATTCCAGTCTAACTCAAAGTATCCTTTCTTTGGGTTCTCTGGATCAAAGTTCGTATTCAATACAGTCACAAAAGGCTTGTTATCTATATCAGCAAGTTTCTTATCAAGTTCTGTACCTGATAATTCATGATGTGCTTTGGCACGTTCTTTGTCCTTGCCTTTTAGTAACCATCCTTTTGGATTTAAGTTAAATGGTATTTTATTTTTCTTTTTCATTTTTTATTGTCTTTTCTATGGGAAATATAATTACATTATCAAATTTAAGCATTTCTATTCTCCATTTTAAGTATTCTATATAAGTCATTATAACATATTTAGCGGTAATGTCAAGTGGTCTTTTGAAGAAATCTTTCACTTAAATCTCTTAATTCATCGTGTGTAAATGAACTTTTCCAAGTATTTGCTTTGTGTGTTAATAGTTGAATATTGTCTACTGTATATCCTTTTGTTGGATCTATCCTATCAATTGTACACGATTGTGGGTTACACCATTTATTTTGCCATTTTCCTCCTCCACGTACAAATTCTAAATCATCTCCAGTTATAGCACATTTCCAATTTTGTTTTTGGCCAATATTATATACATCAATTTTAGTTATTTCACTTGACCAAGATTTTTGGCCTCTGTTCTTAGCACGACTGATATTCTGTTGGATAAATTTTAATTTAGTACTATCCATATTAGCAATGTGCAATAGGATCGTGTGTAAGATTAGACATCTGTTCTAATCTAGTTGTTGGATATTTGTCTCTGTTTTTAAGAAATTCTTCGTGATGTATCATTTTACCATTAACAAGGAATCCCCAATGATCACCTTCTGTTTTTTTACCCATAAAAAATATACTCCAACAAGGAATTTCATTGCCATTTTCATCTTTGGCTAATTCTAAATAGTGTAAATCTTCTGCTTTTCTAAATCTTATACTGCCAGGACCCCTCCAAAATTTACCTTTAGGAGTATGTTCCCAATATCCACCTTTTAATATTATAGCACCCCAATTCCAAGGATGACTATGTAGTATTGGTTCATCACCTAACATCACTTTGTGTAATGTAAAGTTAAAAGGAAAGTTTTTTCTATCTTTTAAAAACAAATAGTATCTCACAAGATACTCTCGTGTATTATCTCTGTTGTAAATAATTCTTTTTCTATCTTTAAATAATGTTGATATCAATAACACTGCAAATACTCCCACACATGCAATAAACATAATTGTTGTTTTAAATACCTTGACAACTGTTTCTGCTACATCTACTTTTGAAACTATTTCTTCTGCTTTAAACCAAATATCTTTGATCATGTTCCTATCGCATTACCAAAAAGATAAACGTGAACTCTCGCCGCGACATTGTAACCACGTTTGAAAGCCTTTTCGGCAACCTTTCCTGCACCTGCTGTTTGTTCTTCTTCTCTTGCACCTGTAGGCATAACCCATACTGGCCAATCAACACCTTGTGCTTTAAAAAGTTTAATTACTTCTTCCATTTCTTCCCACTCTCTATCATCAGGACCTACCACAAACTTTAATTGTCCTTTGCTAGAAAGTTTTCTATACTCTGCCACAATCTCAGGCTTGATTGCTTTTTCTCTTTTCTCACCGGATACTGTAAACAGTTTAGGACTACAACTAAAGAATATTTCTGTATCAATTCTGTTAACCCAATCAATAAATGGTTGTCTAAGTTTTTGTGTGCCATTAGTTTCAAATGTCATCGATCCAGGCAAGTTACCTTGTCTTTCAAGTTCTTCATATATGCCTATGGTTGCTGTTTGTCCTGTAACCATTAATGGCTCTCCACCTGTGATACACAAATGTTGACTTTGTCCTGTTACTGGGTGTTTAAATAATCCTTGTGGATTACTTTCATTCTTCATTATATCAACTATTTTGTTTGCCATCACAGTTGGTGTTTCTTGACCCATCAGCTCTTTAAACTTCTTAGCCCATGTGTAACTTGAATCACAACCTTTGTCCCAAACAGGCAAGTCTTCAACTTTGTCTACACTAGATACATCAAAATTTTCAAATGGCAAATCATATGTGTCTGGGTTGGTTGGATCTATTTGCCCAAACCCATTGCATTGCAAATTGCACAAGAAGAAACGTATCCATGCTGTTGGAACACCTGTGTAATGTCCTTCACCTTGAATACTGTGAAATATTTCAGAATAATAGAACTTCTTTTCTACAGTTTTACCAAACTCATGTTGTGCTAATGCCATATTATATAC